ATGTACGAATTAAAAGAGAAATTTTCTCCAATGCAACCAAGAGAGCGTTTAGAACTTTTAGGTGAAGAGTATTTGTCCGATGTTGAGTTACTTGCAATATTATTGCGGACGGGTCGGAAAAAATACTCATCATTAAATTTAGCTTTAGAACTTTTGCAACATTTTGGGACATTGGATAATTTTCGCAAAGCATCTATTAGTGAACTCAAGGAGATTTCGGGTATTGGGCAAACAAAAGCTATTGAATTGCGAGCAATGATTGAACTTGGAAAAAGAATACAAACGACAACCAGAAAACGTTATGGTCAAGTTTTAAGTTCAAAAGAATATGGCATGAGTCTTGCTTTTGAAATGCAAAATTTTGAGCAAGAACATCTTACCGCGACCTATTTAGATGGACAAAATCAAATTATTGAGAAGAAAACTATTTTTATCGGAGCAGTTAATCATGCAACTGCTAGTCCTCGAGAGATCCTTTACCATGCAATAAAAAATCTCTCGGTTGGTTTATTAGTCGCACATAATCACCCTTCGGGCAATTTACAACCTAGTCAAGCAGATAAAATTTTTACAAAAAAATTAAAAAATGCTTGTGATAATATAGGAATTAATTTTATTGATCATATTATTGTGGGAGCGGGGAATTATTATAGTTTTCGGGAGAGAGATAGCAACTTATTTTAGTTTTGATTAGTCTTAACTTCCAAAATATAATAAATGATTAACTCGATTGAAGATATGCTGGAATTAGTACTAAATAATAAACTAAAAATTTGTGAAAAAATTAAAATGATGATGGCTTGAAAATAAAATACCTAAGCACACGAAGGCCTAGGTATCATTAATAGTTTTGATAAAATTTTGCTTGTCTTTTATTCTTCTTGAGCTCCCATGAAGAACTACATAGTAAAGGATAGATGTGCTTTAGATAATGGATTTATTCTTGATTTTTAATGATTTGTTGTATTTTTGTTGTAAGAAAATTATAACTCCATTAGTAGCTCAATTATTTTATCCTTATCTTTATTTTCTAGCTCTTTTATAATATGGATATAGGTTTGCTGTGTGATAGCCACACTTGCATGTCCTAGGCGTTTTGAAACAGTCATGATATCAACTCCATGATAGAGGAGAACAGAAGCATGAGTATGCCTTAAACCGTGTACAGTAAGTGGAGTAGAAATATTTAGTTTTTTTAATGCATGTTCTAATGTATTTTGCAAAGCTGAGAGAGTTATTATTTTTCTATAAGGATGATAACAAACGAAGTCATGTATCGGTTTTATACCCAAACTTTCAAATAATGTTTTTTGCTGTTCTCTAAAATCTTTTAGCAATTGCATACTTTCATCATCTATAACAATATCTCTTATTCCAGCATCTGTTTTGGGCTTTTTGAAACCACCTACTTTATTTCTGTAATTCCAAGTTCTGCGACACTTGATAGTGTTATTATTAAAATCAATATCATCCCAGACTAATCCAAAAGCTTCACTGGCTCTCATGCCAGTAATTGAAATTATAAACAGCATAGTGGGAGATGAATAGTTTGGATTAAGCCTATTTCTGAAATAATCAACTAATTGCTTGTATTCATCAAAATTTACAAACTTGTCTTGCTCGGCTTTATCATTTCCATTACCTTTAACTACTGCACGAGTGGTAAAATCTTTTTGCAGTCGTCCCTCTTCAATGAGTGGTTGAATAGATGCTCTAACTCTAGTATGAAACCCTTTTGTAGATGCTTTGGCGTGTGTTTCAGCAAATTTATTTAGCGCTCTTTGATAAGAAGATGCTGTTATTTCGGAAATTAAAACATTTGGCATATAGGTTTTTAAATATTTTAACGTTTGCTCATAACCTTTATAAGTCATTTCATCAATTGCATTTTTCTTATAAAGTTCCATCCAGTCTTTAAAATATTCGGAAATTTCTTGCTTAATGGGGTCAACAATAAATCCTTTTTTTAGTTTGCTTTCAATATCCATTGCTTCAGCTTGTGCATCGGACTTTGTAGAAAAACCACCTTTTGTTAGACGAGGAAGTCCTTGTTTTGTTCTTGATATTGAATACTGCCAAGTTTTTCCACGCTTTTGATATGTAGCCATATTTGATTTTTACTCCATTTCTATGATAAAATGAGTACTGTAAAAGACGTTCGTTTGAAGCGTTTATACTATATTTGATATTTAATCCGCCCTCGCCGTCCAAAGTTTGGGTGGATTTTTTGTTTATTTTAATAATTTTTCTTTTTGTGTATTATATTCATCTTCATTAATTGCACCTAAATCTAATAAATCTTTGAATTTTTTCAACTCATCAGCAACACTAGGTGTAGAATTGTTAACAACCTTATTAATTTCTGAACTTTGCTCTGACAATGCTGCATCTAAAAAGTTTGTTATTTGTTCCAAAGTTTTGATAGATGATCTATAAGTAAAGGAGTCGGTTTTAGTTTTTGTGCTTATAAATTTTATATCAAAAGCTGGATTATCAATTGAATTCAATGTGATGTGTAATCTTAGCTCAGTTACTACCTCTTTCTTTTTAGTGAAACCAATGAGGAGACCTATCCCTCCAGTTAACAGTGCGCCCGCAGCAGCTCTACCTAAACCAAACCCTTGTAAATTTTTACCATTCTGTATTACTTCGTAATTTTTTACATTCCTTATATTTGATTTTCTCCAAGAAGTAAAAGGCCCATTCTTGAGCAAAAGTTCTCCAGTTTTATCATTGTATTTGATATAATCCGGAATTTGAAGTGTAGATTCGAAATTTTTTACGTATGACTTTGATAACTTTAATAGTAAGCTAGGGTCTGCATTTTGTTCAAGTTCTAAGCTACTACTTTTCGAAACAGAGTTAATATCTCGGCTCTTAAGTTTTTCAGATATGTCATTTAAGGTTACCATCTTAGAAATATTGTCGATATCTTTAATTCCTGTTCCATATCCAGCTTTTATCAAACAATCTTTGCACACCGTTATATCATCTTTTTTTAGTTTAATACGTGCTGTCATCATCGTTAGTTTTTTGTTGCAAATTGGGCATTCTTTATTTTTCATAAAATTCTCCTTGAAATTTTAAATTATTTGTTGTTGTAATCCTATTTTAGAGCTAATATCTAAAAGTGTACTCATGACTAATGACTCCCATTTATGATCGATGTGACATGCATCCATTATACTATAAACGTTCCAACTTTCGGGATCATCATCAGTTCTATCTAAGTAGTGTACAACTTGAGAATGAACTTCCTCTTTGTCCCACGTTTTAATCTTTGATTTCAGAACGATAATTTTTGTAAGTTTTTCCGGACAACCAGTCGCTTCAATGAAAAGATTTATATCTTCGAGTGTTCCACCATTTTCTTCGAACATATCCCATAGAAGAAGAATCGCTTCTCTATCAGCAATTTTTTCGCAAGGATTATCCCAGTCGTATTCTGAATGACGTATTAAATCTTTATTTTTAGCATGAATATATTCGTGACATATTTCGAATGCAGTTGCTCTTTCTATATCTATGATTCCCCAACCATATTTATAAGAGATATAAGCACTTGCACCACTTAACTTTTCATATTTAAGTTCAATACCTAGATTTTCAATTTTAACAATTATAATTTCTAGTAGTTCTTTACCTGTCATAAACTACCGTCCTCTCTTTAATTTAGAATCAATCAGATAGTTTATGAGCAAATAAACGACGGATAATTTCTTTATCCTCTTCTGGAATAGGTTTGCCGCCAACTGACAAAACGCTATCCCAGTCAAAATCTTTAGGTTTATTAGCCAATTCAGCCAAATCAACTGTTTGATTTTCAGGTTCAGTCTCATCACGTCCGAGCAAATAATCTACAGAAACATGGAAGTAGTCTGCTAATTTTTGTAAAGTCTGACCATTTGGTATTTTATTTTTTAGAGAATAAAGATAATTTTCTCCAAGCCCTAATTCAATAGCGACTTCTTTAACGGTTTTATCACGACTTTTTGATAGTTCTTTAATACGGTCTAATATAGTCATATCAACCCTTTCATAGTTTCTTACAAATATAAACTACTAAAAAGTAAGTTTTGTTGTTGACAAAACTATTAAAAAGTTGTATTATTATATTTGTAAGATAAATAGTTAGAAAATAAGTTAGAAAAACACCTTAACAAAAAACGTTAATTAATAAGCTTGCAGGCGGTTATGTACGTTCTATTAAGTCTTTTCTTTATGCTTATATTGTACGCTTTTTGATAGTTTGTGTCAAGGACGAACTACAAAAAATCTAACTTTTTATCTAACTTTTTAGAGATAGGAGGACAAAAATGTCAGAAGTAGAACAAAGTTTTGATTCTCAACGAAAGAAAATAGTTGAGTATTTAGAGCAAGAGGGGAAAGGGAATAAAGATGTTATTTGGGCTTATGAAAACATCAAAGAACCACCTTATAAATTTCGTAAATCAGACATCAGTTCTGTATTAAACGGAAATCGGAAGTATACTCAGTCAGTTAAATGGCTTATCACATTTCTCATTAAATACTTTGACTTAGATTAAGAAAGGATTCAAAAATGAACGAATTACAAATTACAGAATTAAATGGTCAACGAGTTTTGACTACACAACAAATTGCTGATGGTTATGGAACGACAAATAAAGTCATTAGCAATAACTTTAATAATAACCGTACACGATTTGAAGAAGGAAAACACTTTGTTTTATTGGTAGGTGAATATTTAAAAGAGTTCTTGCATTCCCAAAATTTAGGAACGCAAAATAAAATACGAAAACTCTACCTTTGGACAGAAAAAGGAGCGTTGCTTCATGCGAAATCTTTAGGAACTGATGAAGCTTGGGACATGTATGATATTTTAGTCGATACTTATTTCAAAGTTCAAGAAGAAAAACAAGCTCCGCTCACATTAGACCAACAAATTGCAGCTATCGCAACAGGTTACGGAAGTGTGAAAGAAGAGCTTGTAGAAGTCAAAGATAGAGTATCAGACCTTGAAGAAAATGCACCGCTTAGTGCTGGCGAGTATAACTATATTGGTAGTCGCATTAACCAACGTGTTGCGGAAGTAGCTAGAGGATATGGAAAAATCACTCGAGAACAGCGCGGCAAGTTGTTTAAAGATATCAATCAAGGAGTCAAGGTAGTTACAGGAGTATCTACACGAACTCAATTAAGAGCAAAGCATTTTGATACAGTTGTTGATTTCACTAATAACTGGGATCCTTCCACAGCTACGAAAATGCAACTCAGACAAATGAGTTTCGATTTTGAAGCTTAGAAAGGAAAACACATGGAACAAACACTTGAAGTACAAGCAACTATTTCAGTTTTAATTCCAGAAGATAAGATTCTTGTAGATAAAGTTGAATATCAAGAGCTTAAAGAAAAAGACTTTGACGGCTGGGTTGGTATGGATGTTTTTACAGAAAAATCAAACCGTAGTATTCCAACAGTTTCCAAAGTTTTAAGAAAACCTGATTTGAGAAAAAGAATAGCAGTTGAAAACGGGGGTTGGGTATATTACCCAAATGGTAAAGGAGATAACTGGTCGTTTAGGTTTAAAGAAATGATGGATTTTATAAACAAAGAATTTTATCAAAAGTTTTCAGGAGGGAGTGGTCTATGACCTACACATACATAGTCAACCCAGAAACGGGCGAAATCCTGTTTGACCTGGTACATGACTTAATCACACAGAATATCAGAGCAATCAAGCTCATTGCTAAGAAATTAAATGCGGTACTCCGCTAGAAAGGAGAGATTTTGAATAAAGAAATAGAAAAGTTAGCTAACAACTATAAAGAAATAATTAACAAAACATCAGATCTTGCTTTGAAGCAAAATGATGGTGATATAAGAAAAGCTCGCAAATGGCTAAAAGAGCAACTGTTTTATACAGCTGATAGGGCCACAAACGAGCTTATCAAATTATCAATAGATAATATTTTAGATTACTAGGGTGTTTCTTCTAACGAAACAATTGCTGAAGTTTTATAAGTATTTTTAAAATCTAGTCCGATAGCAAACCAGTCAGTACTACCAAAAAGTCCCATCAGCCCAATATGTTGATATGATGTTCCTAAATCTGGAGAGTCTATGTTAGAACCTGAAAAAACTCCTTCGGCATAATATCCATCAGGATCTTTATCTAATGAATTCCAAGCGCTTATTCTGGTTTCTTCAGAAATAACGATTGACTCACCATTAGAAAAATGTACTTTAACAGACATCAACTTTCCTCCTTTCCATAAAACTAAGCAAATACCGCAAATATCTGCTCACAGTAATTATAGCACTAGGAGGATTAAAACACATACATAGAAAGTAAATTAAAAATGTTTGGATTTAAAACAAAAGAAGAAAGTGCGATTCTTGCTGACCATAATAATACGGTTAGAGATATTAAAGAGATGATGGCACTGATTGACCAAATGTCAACCACAATCGCAACACAAGCTCAAATGATTGATACAAGAGATCAATTGCTTGATGAAGCATATTTAAAACTTGAATCAGCCGAAACAGAATTAATTATTCGTCGCAAAAATGATGAATTTCGTCAAAAGTTAACAGTAGCAAAATAAAAAAGCCCGCACGGGCATGCGGACTAAGACGTGATACATCTTTATATATTTTTATATCTAGATTATATCACGTTTCAACAAAAATAAGAAACGGAGAACATTATGGAATTACAACTTATACCAGTAGATGGCGATGGGCAAAGGGTTGACTTGAATCCATCAGCTATAAAAGATATGGATAACATCACACTTACAGAATTCTTAGCTCAGGCAAAGATTATATCTGACCTTTATAAAAAGGGCGAAACTGAGGTTAAAAAACGGCTTGATGAAGGTCAACAATTTAATCGTTTGAGTTATGGCAAAGCGTCCGAACGAAGAGTTTTAAAAATGAATAATAAACAGAAGCGTGACTTAGTAGTTTCTCGAGGTTGGGATTGTGTAGAACCAATTCCATTAGGCAAATTAATAGAAAAATTCGGGAAAGATATCGAAAACGAATTGCCAGTAGTAATTACTAAAAATAAGCCACCTCTTAAATGGGATGCGTGAGGTTCGATAAATGAAGAATATAACTCAAAAGCTTATCAAAGTTCAATCTGAGTTAAAAGCACCCAAAGGACAGAAAAATACTTTTGGTAATTATAACTATCGGAGTGCAGAAGATATTCTTGAAGCTGTAAAACCGCTTTTGTCAGAACAAGGTCTATTAATGACAATCACAGATATTATTGAGCAGATTGGAGAACGTTACTATATTCAAGCTAAAGTTATTCTTACTGACGGTGAGGATACGGTCGAGGTTACTGGATATGCTAGAGAATCACTCAATAAAAAAGGAATGGATGATAGCCAGATAACAGGAACGGCTAGTTCATACGCTCGTAAATACGCCATGAACGGCTTGTTCTTGATTGATGACACAAAGGATAGCGACAGCAACGAAAATCGCACAGAACGAGAAAATAGGGCTAAAAAAGCCGATGTGGAAGCAGAACGAGAAAAGCAAGCCAAAATTGCAAAACTTAACGATCAATATGAAAGAGCTTTGAAAGCTGCTAATGATAACGAAGCACCTATGGAGCTTTTAACTAAATGGGATAAATTACCAAAAACTGCAGCTCTTAAAGAAATTGCAGCATGGATTAATGAAAACACGGAGAAAAAATAATGAGTATTATAACTACAGTTGTTCAAGTTAACGATAAAAATACTAGAACAGTCAATACGCAAAAAGGTGAAAAGCAAGTGATTAGTACACCTATTATTAAAGATTCAACAGGTAAGTGGGTATATGCCTCTGCATTTATTAATTTCAAAGTTGAGCCAGGCGATATTCTAACAATAAGTGGTCGAATTGAGCAAAAAGAAGATGGTCAATATTTGAATAATAATTTTGCTTTCCCTACGGTGGAACGCTTGTATAAACCCAAAGGGACAGCTTCAACTTCATACCCAGCTAAAGATATTCCAAATATTGGCGAAGATATGGAAATCAACGATGAAGACCTACCATTCTAACTAAGTTAGTGCTGGAGGGTGGCGGAACGAGCCGTAAAGTCAATGAGTATTTAGTGTTTACACATAACCACTCATTGCCAGCTTTTAATTTGAAAAATAAAACTTGAAATAAATATATAAGAAAGGAGAAAGTTTGGAACAAAGTACAAAATTCTTCAATCAAATACCAGTGCCAATTGTGGAAGCTGATGATTTAAATGATTTTGAAAAACTTCTTTTTGGTGAAATATACACGATGGCTAATTCTTACGGAAGTATTTTTCCATCAAATGGATATCTTGCTAAAAGGTATGGCAAAACAACTTGGACCGTTTCAACGACTTTGAAAAAGTTACAAGAAAAAGGCTATATAAAAATGGAATATGAATTCGAAGGTAAAGAAGTCAAAAAAAGATATATTTACCCCTATTTAGATTTATCTAAGGGGGGTATTGTGAAAAATCTAAATACCCCTAGTGAAAAATCCAAAGGGGGTATTGTGAAAAATCTAAAAGATAATATATCAACTAATAAATCAATTAATAAATCAAATAATAATATATCGGACAAGTCCGATAAAGAGTCTGATTTAGAAACTAGATTTAATAATATTTGGAAAATATATCCTAACAAAAAAGGAAAACCGAAAGCTCTATTAGCTTATAAAAGAGCTGTGAAATCTGGAACGACAGACGAAGAGATTAAAACTGGTCTTGAAAAATATTTGGCAGAAATTAGAGTTAAAAATACTCAACAAAACTATATAAAGCATGGCAGCACATGGTTTAACGGTAAGGGTTGGGAAGATGACTACGATTTAATGCCTATTCAAAATCAAACGTACAAAAATAATAAAGTTGTCAAACCTGCCCCAAACTGGTCTAATCCTCAAACTAAAAAGGATAGGGAATATATGACCGATGAAGAAGTGGAGGCTTTAATAAATGGCTTGGGAAATCCCTAAAAGTGCATTTGATAAAGAACTTGCGGAATACTACTTGAGTTTTGTTCCAGGAGTAACTTATCAGCAGTTTGTAAGATACGTAAAATGGGCCCATGAAAAAGAAATTGTAATGAACCCAGTGACCTTTATCGCATCGGTTAAAAAAATCAGCAATGAAGCAGCAACCGAATTAATGATATATGGAGAAGCGAGTGAAGTTTGAATTTGAATTGGATAAAATGCCAACTACTCAGCAGCAAAAAGGCATTAAAAAAGTGAATGGTAAACTTCAATTCTATGACCGTAGAGGAACAAACAACTACAGTCTTAAAGCTCAACTCATGAAAAATAAACCGAAAGAGTGCTTTGAAAAAAACGTTCCTTTGAAGCTATCCGTTACTTTTTTCTACGCTATCAAGCAAAAAAAGCGTTGGTGGCAATGGAAAACAAGCAGACCTGACTTAGACAATCTTATGAAGAACTTACAAGATTATATGACTAAGTTGCGTTATTACAGTGACGACAGCCAGATTGTATGGCTTGAAGCTAAAAAGGTTAATGACGAGAAAAACAGAATAGAAATTGAAATTACAGAGGTATAAACCATGATTAAAACAAATTATGACACTTTGAAAAAGCTGCATGGATTGGCAAGACATAATAATTTAAACGTTAACCACAAAGAGTTATCTGTGAAAATCAGCGGTCGAACTAAGTACAATCACGAACTCTCTCAGCTTTATTTAGATATTTGCAATAAATACAACCATTCAAAGCAAATGAAATGGAAAGATTTATACAAAATACTTGAAGAATTGACCAAAGATAAACAAATAGAACTGTAATAGCTCTAATTCATGAAAATTACGGTTACATTGAGCGCTTAAACCATTTCATGGATAATTTATCACGAACAAGCTAAAAGCGCTTAGAAGCTAAAATATGAGGTATGTCAATGGAAGACTATGAAATGTTTGAAATGCCGCCTACTGAGCGAAGAATCGTTCATCGAATTACAGAAAAAGAAAAACAGGAATTCGGAGAAGAACATGCTAAACGTTATGGATTTGGCTCAGTTAAACAATGGCGAACAGTTATGATGATTGAAGCCAACCTTGGTTATAAATTCAGTGGTTCAAGCTATTGGGATTTAAAAGATTTTATCAGTAAATATTTTGAGAGTGCTAAACGTGAGACTTTTGAATTAAGTGGCGGGAGCCTTGGTGGTGATTTTTATTAATAAATTTGAAAGGCTTTAATTATGGGATATTACGACACAAGAAATGAAGCTAGGCGAATCAGTAAACTTGCTAGTCAAAATATATCGAGTGAGCAAAACAAAAAAGAATTTGAATTAGATAGCCAAAGCAAGTTTAATCAGGAAATGCAAACTGAGTTTCACGAAAGAATTAAAAAATTAGGAGGAAAAAATGGTAGTTAAAGTCTTTGATGCGTATATTAAAGGCGAAAAAAAAGCAACCGGAACTATTGACGAGATAGCCGATTACTTTGATGTTTCCCGCAACTCTATCTCATTATGGATAAAGAATGGGAAAGACCCTAAAAAAGCTAAACCTAAATATAAGCACGCTATTTTAAATAAAGAAAAAACTAAAGAGCTTACGGAACAAAAGAAAAAAGAAGGGCGCAAACTTCCCGCTTCTGTTTATGATTATTATGACAAAGGGGAATTCATAATGACAGGAACTGCTCGAGAAATTTCTCAATTTTTAAAGATTGGCAAAAATAACGTATATTCATATATCCAAGTTGGTAAGCACGCTTTTTATTACAGAAAAACAAGAAAACATGCGATTTTAAACGAAGCAGAAACTAGAAAAAGATTCCCATTGCTTTCAATCCCACAAGAAGAAGAAATTATTGAAACAAAAGAAAAAGAACGAAGAAAGCACGAAACAAAAGAAGAACGTAGATTGCGAAGAAATATCAGAGCGCAAATGGCAATCGAAAACTCAAGAAAAGACGACAGCGTCTTTAAATAGAAGTGAGGGATGAGATGAAGTGTAAAAATTGCAACAAAGAAATTGAATATGTAAATTGCCATTACTTTACTCAACAACTTCACCCAGTAAGTTTAGGTGCCTACGAAGAGGAAAAATATTATCAAGCTGAAATAAAAGGTGGCGGAGAAGAAGCATATTATATCAACGTTCCAACTTTTATTACTGCTCTTGAATTCACTGACTCAATTCCTGATTTAGTAGATAGTATCTCTTGTCCTGAATGTGATAAATTACCATTCAATAGCCCTGGAGTCGAACTTCACAACGAAACCGTTGATATGGTTTTTATGGGAGAGGAGCAGCTAGATGAATCCAAAATTACCTGAATTATTAAGAGAGGACACGAAAAATGACTAATTTATATGATGAAACAGTCGAAATTTTAGAAATCCATGATAAAACAATTGCGGATATTGAATATATTGGTAGTTCAGAGACAAAAATTAATACAAATAAAGCGCTCGAATTGATGAAAAAAACGAATTATCATAGTGGTTATGGCGGTCAAGAAATAGCAGATAACCTAATGATTAAAGGGAATGGTTTCATCATGACACGAGGGGAATATGATGGCTCTGAATGGTGGGATTATATGCAAACAGACCCGTCTTTACCGCAAGTAGAGAGAGATGTTAAAAGTTTTAAAACAAACAGAGGCTGGGACAGCTTAGAGGGAATTAATGGCTTGGAGGACACGAAAAATGACTAAGTTTGAAGAAGAATTATTCAACAAGGTGAAAGTCACTAATATTGAACTAACTACAGAAGCAGAATATAAAAAATCTACACTTATAAATCACTTCAAAAACTGGCACTCAGATGAAGAATTTCAGGCTGAAAAAGATGCTAGAAAAAAAGAATATGAAATTCATCAAGATATTTATTCTAAAACATCGAAAAAATTAAATGAAGCTGAGTTAGAAATTGCTAATTTAAAATCCCAACTCCAACAGCAAGCCCTGCCAGTCGTGCCTGATTTCATTGGTAAGTTAATCAATACCTTTGGCGCCCCTGAAGATGGCAAGCATATTAACTATTCAGCAAGCTATCTTGAAATTCAAAAGGAATTAGATTGGATTGATAATCATCAAAAAACGTGGTTAACTGCTCTGCTCATTGGTTTCAGGGTCGAAAAACCGCAGCTGTTCTATTTGAAGCACATAGATATGAGTAAACGGAACTCAATTAATGATTTATATCTAAAAAAATATATCCATGCTGATTTAACTGCAATTGGAGAGCATAGACTTTCTCACGCTATGTCAGCTAAAGGTATGTACCCACCAAAAGACTACTGTGCTTTCACCCAGCAAGAAATCGACAGCATGCAAACTGGGAGCTACGAACAGATTGAGGTGGCGGAATGAGATACGCTGTAAAAGTATTTGAGAAAGGAAAAGTATTCTTTTTTAAAACTTTTGGTACAAGAACTGAAGCTGAAGAATTTAAGAAAAATATAATCAAGCAAACAGAACATGAAGCTATAGTATATGAGATTGAGCTTGTGCCTGTGGAGGACGGAGAATGAAATGTGATGAATGTAATTTAGATATGAAGTGGTTTGATGACTTCCCAGATGCTTGCGGATGTTGCGGTACTTTTTATTATAAGTGTCCTCAATGTGGGGCAGTAAAAACAAAAAATTATGGTTAAAGATTAAGGATAAAAATGACAAGAGAATTTAAAAAACTAAACGAAAATGCGACTATTCCAGAACGAGCGACAAAACATAGCGCAGGATATGACATTTCAGCAAGTGAAACAGTTACGATTCAACCTGATGAAATTAAAATGGTAAGCACTGGGCTAGCTGTTCAACTTGGTGATGATGAAGTATTGAAATTATACGACCGTTCAAGTAATCCAGTTAAGCGTGGCATTGCATTGATTAATTCAGTAGGAATTATCGATTCAGATTACTATCCGCAAGAATTTAAAGGCTTATTTATGAACATCTCAAAAGAGCCTGTAACCATTTCTAAAGGTCAAAGAATAATGCAAGGGGTATTTGTCAAATACCTTACAACAGACGATGACAACGCAAATGGAAAGCGCACAGGTGGATTCGGTAGTACTGGGGAGGATATTATGAATGACAGACAAAATACTAACGCTGGTCAATGACTGGTGGGGAGGGATTGAATGAAAAGCAATCTTGATTTAAAAGGAGAACTACTCGGATATATAGACATGGATTGTCCAAAGTGTAATAGGCACAGAGTTGAAAAATACCAGAACGGTGAGTTGCGTTGTGAAAAATGCGAGTGGAATATCACCTTGCAAAAATATGAACCATGGGAATGGGAAGATGAGGAGGACAACCAATGAAACTTTTGTGTAAGCTGTTCGGGCATAAGCCTGATTTCAACCCAGCATATGATACTAGACCTCATTGTACTAGATGTGATTGGCAAGATTATGCTTTTGACGACTTCATTAAGCAATGGCTTGATAAACATATGGATTGAGGTGGAGATGAAAAAATTTGAATTATATAGCGCAGAATTCGTTAGCAAAGATAGAAAACCTAAGTGTGTAATGAATATTATTGAAGCTAATAATTATGCTGAAGTAATCCAAAAACTCGAAAGCAACGCAGGTTGGTACACTGCTGACAATGGTGCTTTCAAAGTTGCATATATCGAGGAGGTTGTGGAATGATGTTTGAAACAGTGAAATATTATGGAGAAGGAATTAGCGGTAATGTTGTTCAGCGGGAAACCCCTTATGGATTCTCACGAATGAAACATAAAAAACGTACTAAAAAAACAGCTTCTCAACCGTTGACTCTCGATGATTTTAAACTGATGGGGGAAATAGCTGGTAAAGCAGCAAAAGCTTTTACTGAAGGATACATGGAGGTACTCTATGATTAAAGAATTACATATCATTTTTCACCCAGAAAATGAGTATCCTTACTCAATCGCTGGATGGAATGAAGATGGTACTGACTTTACAGGTTCGGCTGCTGAACTAGGACTGGCAACCTTACAATGCGCTACAGCAATCTTTGAAGGATTGTATCAAGATTATAAGGAGACTAAAAGATGAAAATAGTTTATAAAATACTAATTGCTCTAATAGTAATTGCTGTAGGATTTGGATTATCTCTAGCAACCTATCATCTCTTTGGGTACGACAAGATAATGAGCTTTTGGCAGTACATCTTGCTTAGGAGTAAATAAAAAAAGCCCAAGCTGACCAAGCTTGAGCTAAATAGGATTTACGACAACTTATTATATTATTTTCGGTCAGTTATATTATATCATACTGAGCTAGGAACTCGCTAAACTCAACTGGAGGAGAAATGGAAATCTATTTCAAAACTGAAGAGAACACTGGTCTCTTTTCAACTAATAAAAAGCAAATAGTTGAACTTCGAGGGTTAACTGTAGATGAAGTCGAAAAAATAATAAAGTTCTACAATGATTTAAAAGCTGCAAAAGAATAGAAAAAAAGCCCACTGCAATGGGCTTCGGCATGATTGTATCTAATACTATTATACCATACTCGGAGGGACTTTTTAATTGGCGGATAAGTTAGATAGAATTATTGGAGATTACGTTAATGGCAGACTTGAAGCCAGAATAAAATCAATTGAGAGCAGATATCTTTATAAACAAAAAGTAGATAACTTAGGTATTCGTACGGCTTATTCTGGCGGTTCGGAACCTGAAAGTCATGTTTTAAATAAAGAAGCGCTTGAAAATGATGAGGAATACATCAAACTCAAAGACCTGATGTACCAATTCAGCTTGTGGTATGAACCTTTAATCAAGGAGGAAAAAGAAATAATCAAGCTAAAACACTGTGGTTACGGTGGTTTTACATGGTACAGAGTAATGATAGAACTTGATAATGAAGGGATTGAGATTTCAGAAAAGAAAGCTAAGTTTATTTATTATCGCTTTAGAAAAGATATAAACCCTCATATTGGCTATTTCATTTGAAAGCATGGGTCAAATTGGGATAAAAACGACACGAAAAAGGCACGAAATTGGAGTGTTACTCCTTGTTTTTGCTGATATACTTGTATTATGAAGTAAAAGGCAAAAGCACAAAATATCATAAGTATCGGTTTGAATTTGCTTCATATTGGTGGCTGCATGGTCAAGGGGTTAAGACACTGCACTTTTAATGCAGAGGCGTGAGTTCGAATCTCACTCAGTCACATAAAGTTGGTTATGACAGTATCCCATCGGTTTGAATCCGTAAAAGTTCTTTGATTGGTATAATTATTGAACGTCTGTTGTAGCAAGTATATGGCTAAGGTTCGTTAGTAAGGTCGCACCTTACGACTTAGTATGGAATTGTTAGGGTTCGACTCCCTGACTTGCTATTATATTTTATTACAGGTTGTCCAATGGGCAGCCTTTTATTGTTGGAAAGGAGGAGAAATGGCAAAAGCTAAATATGAAGAATGGATTTTAGAAGAAGGATTGCTCAAAATTCAAGGTTGGGCAAGAGACGGCTTAACAGAGGAGCAAATCGCTCATAATATGGGGATTGCTGTTTCAACTCTGGGTAATTGGAAAAAAAGTCATCTGGAGATTTTGGAGGCCCTAAAAAAGGGTAAAGAAGTTGTTGACATTCAAGTCGAAAATGCTTTGCTTAAACGTGCTTTAGGTTATGAATTTGTTGAAATCACAAAAGAATTAACGGATGCTGGTTTATTGGTAACAAAAGAAGTCACTAAACAACAAGCGCCAGATACAACTGCGGCAATTTTCTGGCTCAAGAACCGAAAGCCTAACGAATGGCGGGATAAAACTCAAACAGAACTATCTGGAGGAATAAAAGTTTCAAATCCTTTTGTGGACTTATCAGCAGAAGAGCTTAGAAAGTTGGCGAGTCGAGATGGATAAAATAGCGCTAGGGGCAAAAATTGAGTTGTCCAAGCGCTTTTTCTTTGATTACTGTAATCTCATCATGCCAAGCTTTTATAAACGTGATAGGGCTTATTTAGTGACTATGTGTGAAGAGTTTCAGTCATTTCTAAATGATGATGAATATGATGTTTTAGTTTTAAATCTTCCGCCACGTCATGGGAAATCTCTCACGCTTGGTAAGTTTGTAGAGTGGGTGCTTGGTAATGACCACACGAAGAAAATCATGACTGGTTCATATAACGAAACTTTATCTACTGTCTTTTCTAAAAATGTTCGTAACACTATTCAACAAAATAAAGCGGATGTGGATAAGATTGTTTACTCCGATATTTTTGATTCCAAGATTAAAGACGGAGATGCTGCGAAAAACCTTTGGAGCTTGTCGGACGGTTATAACAATTATCTAGCAACCTCTCCAACAGGGACTGCAACAGGTTTTGGCGCTGACATTATTATCATTGATGATGTTATCAAGAATGCTGAGGAAGCTAACAACGCGACTGTCTTAGAAAAACATTGGGATTGGTTTGTTAATACCATGCTTTCACGTTTGGAATCAGGCGGTAAAATCATAATCAATATGACTCGTTGGCATAGTGAAGATTTAGCTGGACGAGCTTTGCGTGAACTGCCCAAGAATGGCTATCGAGTAAAGCATATTAATTTTAAAGCTTTCAATGAACAGACAAATGAAATGCTTTGTGATGACGTTCTGACTCTTGAAGATTATAAGCGCAAAGTAAAAACAATGGGTGCTGATATTGCCAGCGCCAACTACCAACAAGAGCCGATTGATGTCAAAGGTCGATTATATAGTGAGTTCCAAACCTACAATGCTCGTTCAGAGTACAAAAAGATTTGGAACTATTGCGATACTGCAGACACTGGGAAAGACTATCTCTGTTCGATTGTGTGGGGTGAAACCTCAGACGGCTTTGCAGATGTGCTAGACATTATTTACACTCAAAAGCCGATGGAATACACAGAAAATGCAGTGGCCAATCAATTAATTAATAACAGAGTGAATGCATCAAGAATCGAGCGCAACAATGGCGGTCGGTCTTTTGCTCGTTCTGTCAGGGATAAGATTCAAGGTAAAGTTGCTTGTGCTGTAGAAGATTTCTTCCAAGGAAATAATAAAGAAGCTCGGATTTATTCTAATAGTTATTGGATAGAGCAGCACGTTCGATTTCCCAATGACTGGCGGACTCGTTTCCCAGAATACTATCAAGCAATGACAACTTATCAACGTGAAGGTAAAAATAAACACGATGATGCGCCAGATGCAACAACGGGAATTGCTGAGACAATGACAACTCGTAAAGCAAAACTAAAATCTTTCAAAGGAGGATTCTAATTGAAATACAAACCACCTAAATTAATGACATTTTCAAAAGATGAACCAATCACAGTTGAAGTGGTTACCAAGTTCATGGAAAAACATAAATTAGAAGTTGCTCGGTATGAGTACTTAAAAAATATGTATCTTGGAATCATGGGTATTGATGATGAACTGGCAAAAGACCCTTGGAAACCAGATAATCGTTTAGCTGTTAACTTCACTAAATATATCGTTGATACTTTCACAGGTTACTTTAATGGGATTCCAGTTAAAAAGTCTCATCCAGATAAAGAAATACTTACTAAATTACAAGAATTTGATAATCTGAATGACATGGAAGATGAAGAGTCAGAGCTTGCAAAGATGGCTTGTATTTATGGTCGAGCTTTTGAACTCTTGTATCAAGACGAAGACACTCAAACGAATGTTGTTTATAATAGTCCAGAAAATATGTTTATGGTCTATGACGATACAGTCAAGCAAGAACCTTTATTTGCCGTGAGATATGGTATTGACGAGGACAAAAAACTTCAAGGAGAAGTTTATACTCTACTTGAAACTATTAAAATAAGCGGAGAAAATGACGAAATTAGCTTTGGAGAAGGAACTTACAACCCATATCCAGATTTACCAGTTGTAGAGTTCTATTTCAACGAAGAACGGATGAGCATTTTTGAATCTGTTATTTCATTAGTCAACGCTTTTAACAAAGCTATTAGTGAAAAAGCAAATGACGTTGATTATTTTAGTGATCAGTACTTGGCATTCTTAGGTGCTGCAGTTGAAGAAGAAGATTTGAAAAACATTCGCAGTAACCGTGTTATTAATTACTATGGCGAGGGCTCAGAAGCGAAAAATGTGGATGTTAAATTCTTAGAAAAGCCTGATAGTGATTCTCAAACAGAAAATCTATTGGACAGACTAACTAAATTAATCTTCCAAACAACAATGGTTGCGAATATCTCTGATGAATCTTTCGGGTCATCAAGTGGTGTCTCGTTAGCTTACAAACTTCAAGCAATGAGTAACTTAGCTTTGTCATTTCAACGTAAGTTCCAATCTTCTTTGAATAGTCGATACAAACTATATTGTGAGTTAAGTACGAACGTTTCAAACAAAGACGCTTGGAAAGATATTGAGTACACCTTTACACGTAATGAGCCTAAAGACATTAAGGAACAAGCAGAGACTGCTAATATTCTTATGGGAATCACTAGCCAAGAAACTGCTTTAAGTGTCATATCTGTTATTCCAGATGTCCAAGCTGAAATGGAAAAAATCAAAAAAGAAGAAGCTTCTACAGCTATCTTTGACAAGGACAAGCAACCTAGTGACAAGGGAACAGATACAGTAGTTCCTGAAAAGAACAAGGAGTAACCTATGAAAACTCCTGATTACTGGAAAAAACGTGAGAAAGCTTGGCAAGAGCAACAAATCAAAGATGACACCAAACGCATGAAACAAATCATGGATAAGCTATTTGAAGCTCAAGAGGCTATTCAAAAAGAAATCAATGCCAACTGGCAGAACTTTGCGAATGGTCAAGGAATTTCTATCAGTGAAGCCATGAAACGTGCGGATAAAATGGATGTCAAAGCATTTGCCAATAAAGCTAAGAAATACGTAGAAGAAAAAGACTTTTCGCACCAAGCAAATCAAGTATTGAAACTTTATAACTTGACCATGAGAGTGAATCGTTTAGAACTTCTGAAAGCAAATATTGGTCTGGAGCTTATTTCTGTATTTGACGATTTGGACAAATATTTCTCAAAGAATTTGACTGGCGCAGCCCTCACAGAATTTGAAAGACAAGCCGGCATACTTGGCCTAAGTGTTCCCAAGAACGGTTATAACAGTTTAGTTGAATCAGTTCTTAATGGAAGTTATAAAGTCGAAGGATTTGCCAGTTTCTCTGATAAGCTTTGGCAATATCAATTTGAATTGAAAGCTGACATTGAAAAATTTCTCATTCGTTCAGTAACTGGCGGAATCAATCCAAAAGCATTGGCCCCACAACTTAAAAGGTTGATGACAGAAAAGGGAAAGCTCAATGCCACATACAACGCACAACGATTGCTTGTGTCGGAAACAACGAGAATTCAAACAGCTATTCAAGAAGAAAGCTATAAAAAAGCTGATATTGAAAGTTATGAATATATTGCTGAACCGTCAGCTTGTCCTATCTGTGGGGCATTGAATGGTAAAATTTTCAAGCTTAAAGATATGTCGCCTGGTATTAATGCACCAAACATGCATCCGTTTTGTAGATGTAGCACAGCACCGCATGTTGATGATAAAGGTTTATGGGATGATTTACTTGATAGGAAAGTAATCAGTCAAGATGAGTACAAGCAAGCTTTTGACGATAGGGCAGAAGCTGACAAAGCAATTGAAGAATTGCGCAATAAAAGAAAAAACAACTAAGCGTTTGTCACTGACAGGTGCTTTTCTTGTCCGTTTCCGAACGTTGTGGACACTAAATAAAACACGAGAAAATCAGACTCCCAAGTCTTTAAATGCGAGTAGGAGGAACCAGAAATGGAACAAAAAGAACTTTTACCCCTTAATTTGCAACTGTTCGCAGAAGAAGCAGCCGATGAGACGTCTGAAGCTGGTTCAGAAACTGGAACAGAAACAAACGAAGAAGAGCAACAAGAACAATCAACTGACAATGACAAAATTGTCGAAAAGCTTCAAAAACGAATTGGTAAAGAGCAGGCTGAAAAAAATGAAACAAAAACACAGCTTGAACAAGCGCTGTCTCGTATTGAAGAACTTGAAAAAGGTGGCAAAAAGTCAGTTAAAGAAAAATCTGACGAAGAAAAAGCTGCCGAACTTCAAAAAGCTAAAGACGATGAAATCGCAAGTCTTAAAGCACAAATCAAAATTTCAAATATCACCAGCCAAGCTGACGAAGTATTGAAAGAAAGTGGAATTGCTTTAAGTGCTGCTGAATTAGGATTGTTAGTTGATGTTGATGAAGAAAAAACTTACAGCAATGTAAAAACTTTCCTCAATTTACTTGATAATCAACGCTCACAGTGGGAAAAAGCACGAAACACAGGAACAACGCCTAAACGTGTTCCAGGTAATGTAATATCAGTCGATAAAGAAAAATTTGATTCGATGACTTATGCTGAAAAAGCTGAATTAGCAAAATCAAATCCAGATGAATTTAAAAAATTAACAGGAGGCTATTAAAATGTCAAAACAAAAAACAACACTTACAGACTTAGTAAACCCAGAGGTGCTTGCACCAATTGTTTCATACGAATTGAATAAAGCACTTCGGTTTGCACCCCTTGCACAAGTTGACACAACACTTCAAGGACAACCAGGTAATACTTTGAAATTCCCAGCTTTTACTTATATTGGCGATGCTGCTGATGTTGCAGAAGGCGGAGAAATTTCGTTAGATAAAATCGGAACTACTACTAAGTCAGTAACAATTAAAAAAGCTGCAAAAGGTACAGAAATCACGGATGAAGCCGCATTATCTGGTTATGGTGATCCAATTGGAGAATCTAATAAACAACTTGGGCTATCTCTTGCAAATAAAGTCGATGACGACTTATTGAAAGCAGCTAAGACTACCTCTCAAACTGTTTCTACTAAAGCAAACGTTGACGGGGTTCAAGCTGCATTGGATATCTTTAATGATGAGGATGCACAAGCCTATGTTCTTATCGTCAATCCCAAAGATGCGGCAAAAATTCGTAAAGATGCAAACGCAAAAAACATTGGTTCAGAAGTAGGAGCAAATGCTCTTATCAACGGAACTTACGCTGATGTTTTAGGCGCTCAAATTGTACGATCTAAAAAACTAGCTGAGGGTTCAGCTCTAATGTTCAAGATTGTTTCAAATAGCCCAGCTTTGAAATTAGTTTTAAAACGTGGAGTTCAGGTAGAAACTGACCGTGATATTGTTACTAAAACAACTGTAATTACTGCAGATGAACATTACGCAGCGTATCTCTATGATTTAACAAAAGTTGTTAATATCACATTTACGGGTGTATAATGGGGCGGCTACTAAGTCGCCACTTGCATAAATATGAAAACATAAATGCGACCAAGCAAGTGAAAAATGATGAACTAACGACGCTTACCGTTAATCAGCTAAAAGAGCTTCTTGAAACTAAAGGGATAGAATATACAAAAAACGATAAGAAAGAAGATTTGATTTCAAAATTAGGAGTTGCTTATGGCTATCACTTATGAAATAAAAAAGCTTTTAGGCGGTTCATCGGATGAGCGCTTGGAAATAATCGAAAAACGCACTCGTGAACGTTTATTGCTTATTCTTGGTTCTGACCTTAAAGAAGTACCGCCAGAACTAGAATATGTTGTTTTGGATGTTTCCTTGAAGCGTTTTAATCGTATCGGTCAAGAAGGCATGCAGTCCTACTCACAAGAAGGATTAAGCATGACATTTTCAGAATCTGATTTTGACGAGTATGCCGATGAAATTGAATCATGGCGAAAATCAAGAGAAACTGAGGACGATAAGAAGATAGGGAGGTTCAGATTGTATTGAGATATTTAGATGAAGTTACTTTTATCAAAGAATCGCCTGACTCCCATTATGACCCTGATTTGGGCGAATGGGTTGAAAAAGAACCAACTCGAGCAGTATTTAGTGCAAATATCACTGATATTGGAACTGACAGAAGTGTAGAAGTTTTTGGAGATATTAAAAAAGGGGCAAAAGTCATGCGAATGATGCCCCTTTTTACTATGCCAGAATATGATTACATTGAGTTTGATAATAAAAAGTGGGTTTTAATGACTTACCGCAATCCAAGTGAGCGAAATACTTTTATTTTGCAGGAGGTCAATCAATGAAAATAACTGGAATTGATGCCTTGCAAAATAAATTGAGAAAAAATGCCACGCTTGATGATGTCAAATATGTTGTAAAAAGCAATACTGTAAGCATGAACAAGAATATGCAAAAGCTTGCTCCTGTTGATACTGGGAATATGAAACGTTCAATAACCAGTGAATTTACAGACAGGGGACTTACAGGAACGACTGAACCTCATACTGATTATGCTGGATATGTAGAGTATGGGACGCGATTTCAAGCTGCACAACCATTTGTAAAACCTGCGTTTAACATTCAGAAAAAAGTATTCACAAATGATTTAGAAAGGTTGCTGAAATGATTAAAACTCGAGACCAATCTATTTTTGACGAATTGTTCAAACGAATACAAGCCTTGGGATATACCGTTTATGATTATAAGCAAATGAATGAAGTGGGCTATCCGTTTGTTGAAATGGAAAGTATTCAGATAATTCATGAACCAAATAAAACAGATATCAAAGGCACAGTAAGTCTTTCGCTGTCTGTTTGGAATAAAGCCGAAAAAGCAGGCCGTGTACTAGCTTCAAAAATGGCAAGCAATATATTTAATCAAGCATTGAATATAAGTGCCACAGATGGCTATTCTTGGGCTTTGAATTCACAAGCAAGTACCATTCAAATGCTGGACGATACAACAACAAATACACCGCTTAAAAGAGCGTTGATTAACTTAGAATTTAGACTAAGATAGGAGATTTAATATGGCAGAATTAACAGCTAAACAGGGTAAAGATATTATCTTGCTCTATCGTGTGCTTAGTAAAGCATCAACAGAAGCCGCTTGGAAACTTGCATTCCAAACAGAACACTCGAATGAAAAAACTCGAGATTACAACACTACAGCAACTAAAGATGGACCAGTTGGTGCTCTTGCAGAAGTTGAATATAGTTTGTCTGCCACATCTATTGCAGCAAATGGTGACACACATCTTGACGAAATGGACAAAGCGTTTGATGATGCAGCAATTATTGAAGTGTGGGAAATTGATAAAGCAGAAAAAGCAACTCTCGGATTAGACTCAGGCAAGTACAAAGCGAAATATCTTCGTGCTTATCTTACAAGTTTCTCTTATGAACCTAACTCAGAAGATGCGCTTGAATTGAGTTTAGAATTTGGAGTGTTCGGTAAACCTCAAAAGGGCTATGCCACACTAACTACTGAACAAGCTAATGTTATTCAGTATGTCTTCAAAGATACTGTTAGGGGATAAAGCTGAAAATATTACTGGCTCTGCTTGGAGTACAGTTGTAGAAGTGACAATTTAAATACTATAAACAAAAGGCTAGAGATTCGCTCTAGTCTTTATTTTTTAAGGAGAAATCAAAATGGAATTAACAATTAATGAAAAACAGTATGTTTTTATCTTTGGTTACCGATTCATTAAGGAATTGAATAAAAAAAATGAAGTCACAGAGCGTGGGATGACTTTAAAAGCTGGCTTAGATAATGCTTTGATGAACTTCTTTAGCGGAGATATCGAAACACTTGTTGAAATGCTAAAAACTGCGAATGCAACAGAAAATCCTCGTGTCTCTGAGAAAGGGATAGTTGAATGGATTGAAGAAAATGGAGTTGATGCGCTTTTTGATTTAGTACTCGAAGAGTTAAAAAAGTCGGAATTTACCAAGAAGAAAACGTTGAACTTCGAGAAAGAAGTCAACAAAAATCTACAGTAACAGATTTTGACAAACTCTATGAACAAGTTCAGTTAAATTGTTTGCGTTATCTCGGAATTGCTAATCTAAGAGATATAGAGCGCATGACCATTTCGGAGTATGAATTAAGGCTGAAAGCTTATAGGCTAAAAAGACTTGATGAGCAAGAATTTATTTACCAACAAGCATGGGCAAGTTGGCAAGTTCAATCAACTAAGCAACAAGGTAAGAAGCAAGTTCCAGTTTATTCGACCTTCAAGAAGTTTTTTGATAAAGAAAAATTTGAAAATGATATTTTAGGAATCGAAACTTCTGACAGTACTTTTAAAAAGGACAAAAAACTAATTAACCTCATGAAAAAAGCAAATAAGTAAGAAAGGAGGAAAAACATGGAATCTTATAGTGTAGAAGCGGTTCTGAGTGCTGTTGATAAAAATTTCACATCAACCATGAATAAAGCAGATAGTTCAATGGGAACATTGGACAAGAACTCACAAAATACAAATACTTCTATCCTAGGTATTGCTAAGGGTGTTGGGGTTTTTAAACTTGTTGATTCTGCGGTAGGTTTGGTTAGAAATTCATTAGATGGCGCTATAGATCGATTTGATACTTTGAATAAGTATCCTGTTGTAATGCAGGCGCTTGGTTATTCTGCTTCTGATGTTGATAAATCAATGGCAAAACTGAATAAAGGAATTGATGGCTTACCTACTTCTCTTGATGAAATTGTATCCAGTACTCAACAACTCGCTATATCTACAGGAAGCTTAACAAAAGGAACTGATACAGCTATTGCGTTAAACAATGCTTTTCTAGCTTCTGGTGCTTCAACTGCAGATGCAAGCCGAGGAATGCAACAATATGTTCAAATGTTATCTAAGGGAACTGTTGATATGCAATCGTGGCGGACACTTCAAGAAACAATGCCCATTGCAATGGATAAAGTTGCTAAGTCTTTTAAAGACCAAGGTGTAAATTCGGTTAGTGATCTATATGATGCTTTACAAAGTGGGAAAATTACATTCGATGACTTTAATAGTCGATTGATTAAATTGAATGGCGGTGTTGGAGGATTTGCGGAACTTGCTAAGAAAAATTCAGCAGGGATAAAAACCTCGTTCAAAAATGTAAAAACAGCAGTATTGAAAGGTTTGGAGCATGTTTTATCTGCAATTAATAACGGAATGAAGAGCGCTGGTCTTGGTTCAATCGCTCAGAATTTTGACAAGTTAAAAACTGTAGTTAATCAAGTTTTTAGTGCAATTACAAAAGCTATTCCTCCAGTTATTAGTGTAATTGCAAGAATAATCGATACATTTAAAACTCTGTTTGAGTTCGTTAATCAAAATAAAGACTGGATAGGCCCATTAGTAGCTGGAATAACAGCTGGTGTGGCAGCATATAAACTATGGAAAGGCGCGATTACAGCTTGGAACACTGTCACTAAGATAGCTACTGCAGTTCAAGTGGCCTTTAATGCAGTTATGGATGCAAATCCAATCATGTTGATAGTTATTGCAATTGCGGCTATTGTAGCAGGGTTAGTCTATTTCTTTACGCAAACAAAAACAGGTCAGAAAATATGGTCAAATTTTGTAAAATTTCTAGGTTCTGCTTGGCAATCTTTAGTTAAAATTTCCAAAGATGTTTGGGATAATATTACTAAAGCTTGGGACAGCGCAGTCAAATGGTTCAGTGATACCTGGAACAACATCAAAAATGGAGCTAAGGGACTTTGGAATGGAACAATCCAAGGTGCTAAAGATGCCGTTGATAGTGTGAAAAATGCTTGGAATGGCATTAAAGAGTGGTTCGCTAATCTTTGGAAAGGTACAACAAGCGGCTTAGCTAGTGCTTGGGATAGCGTTACAACAACCTTAGCTCCATTCGTTGAGACAATCAAAACAATCTTTCAACCAATGCTTGATTTCTTTAGCGGATTATGGGGGCAAGTCAAAACTATCTTTGGTTCCGCTTGGGAGATTATTAAGACGGTTGTTATGGGGCCTGTTTTACTACTCATTGATTTAATCACTGGGGACTTTAACCAATTCAAAAAAGATTTTGCGATGCTCTGGCAAACATTATTTACTAATATACAAACATTAGTAACTACTTATGTTCAAATTGTAGTTGGTTTCTTTACCGCTTGGGGTCAAACTGTTTCTAATATCTGGACGACAGTTGTAAATACGATTCAAAGTCTTTGGGGAGCTTTCACAACATGGGTCATTAATATGGCCAAGTCTATTGTTGACGGAATTGTTAATGGTTGGAATTCATTTAAGCAAGGTACCGTTGATTTATGGAACGCTACTATTCAATGGGTTAAGGATACATGGGCATCGTTTAAACAGTGGGTCGTTGATTCTGCCAATGCTATTGTGAATGGAGTCAAACAAGGTTGGGAAAACCTCAAACAAGGTACAATTGACTTGTGGAACGGAATGATTAACGGTCTCAAAGGAATTTGGGACGGTTTGAAACAAAGCGTTAGCGATCTGATTGATAATGTAAAAACGACATTTAACAATCTAAAAAATATAAACTTGCTAGATATTGGTAAAGCCATCATTGATGGACTTGTAAAAGGTCTGAAGAAAAAGTGGGAAGATGGGATGAAGTTCATTAGCGGGATTGGCGATTGGATTCGTAAGCATAAAGGACCAATCCGTAAGGATAGAAAACTTTTAACTCCCGCTGGTAATGCCATTATGACTGGTTTAAATTCTGGTTTAACTGGAGGCTTCCGTAACGTTCAATCTAACGTTTCAGGAATGGGGGATATGATTGCTAATGCAATTAATTCTGACTATTCTGTGGATATTGGAGCAAATGTTGCGGCAGCTAACCGCTCAATCAGTAGTCAAGTTTCTCATGATGTGAATCTTAACCAAGGAAAACAGCCGGCTTCATTCACGGTGAAGCTTGGGAATCAAATCTTTAAAGCCTTTGTGGATGATATCTCAAATGCACAGGGTCAAGCAATTAACTTAAATATGGGATTTTAGGAGGTAGAAATGTACAAGTTTAGAGATACGACAAAACAGAAGCATTATCGCAACCTTCCTTTTATTCCAACCAGCGCTATGAGTTATGATGGAACTTGGTTAGAGGAACTCATAGAAGGTTATCAAACATTGGCAGTTGAGGGGCGAGAAATGTATTCTCTCAGCTTTGAAACACAAGACATGCAAGTAGGAGGTGTGATCACTAATGTTAAATATCCTCCTCGGGAGCTGACGATAAAATATAAGCTTGAGGATAGGGACCCTCGAGCATTACAAGAAAAGTTTGATACTTTAAAAGCATTCTTGATTCGTCAAGAAGATGTTCCCATTATTTTTAATGATGATCTGGAATATACGTTTTATGGTCGTTTCAAGACTGCAGACAATGTGGCTGGAGATACTAATTCAATTATTTCAAGTTTTACTGTACTTTGTAGTGATCCATTTAAACACGGAAAAACTCAAAGTGTAAAAAACAAAGTGATTGAAGTTTTGCCTTATCCAGTTAAACCGGATAAGCTATCATTCAAATTACTGACAGAGGGTTTACTTGCAACTGACGGAAATTATCGATTGAAGTCATCACAGGCTAAAAAAGGCGACTTTTTGGAATTTGATTTTCAATCTGGCAATACTTTTATTAATGGAAAAGTAAATAACAACCTCTTAGACCTTGATTCTGATTTTAAAAATATCAGATTGACAACTGGAACAGATTTTTCAAGTTCAAAATATGAGTTAACTATTCAATATAGAAAGGCGGTGCTTTAGTGAGTAATATCTTATTTTTAGATAAGATGCAACAAGTCATCAAAAGTTATGATTCCGATGAATTCATAGAATGTGTTCAGACAAAAGAAATCACAACTAACGCTTCTGAATTAATGAATGACACACTTTCAGTTTCTTTACCTTTTAACGAAACAATTAAAGATGCCAGCTATATTGCAGTCAATGATACGAAAGAACAAGAGTTTTCTTTATATCGAATTTTAACCGCAAAAGATGAAGATGATTTACTTTCATTTGAAGCGAAAAATTTTGCAGTCGATGAATTGGATAATTTTATCATTAAAGATATAAGACCTAAAAATAGGTCTTTTTCTTATGTGATTAACCAGCTTTTATCTGATTCAGATTGTGACTGGGTATTGGGTGTCTGTGAACCGATTAAAACAGTTTCCAGTACTTTCTACTATACTTCCATGCGTGAAGCTCTAAAGGCTCTACAAGAGTTAGGTGCAGAGTTTACCTTTTCAATTGAAATTACAGGAAATAAGATTACTAAAAAAATCATTCACTGCTATAACCAAATTGGAAAAATAACCAATAAGCGATTTGAATATGGCGATGAAGTTTTGAAAATTGTTCACCAACAAGACCGCACAAATATTGTCACTGCCTTAATTGGACGTGGGAAGGGTGAAGAAGTTGGTGACGGATACGGACGAAGAATTGAGTTTTCAGATGTCGAGTGGCGAAAGTCAAATGGTAAACCACTTGATAAACCTAAAGGTCAAAACTGGATTGAATATCCAGAAATGACGAAAGAATATGGCATTCCATCAAACGGAAAAATGTTACCACGTAAAACGGTTGTTGTTTTTGATGACGTGGAAGACGCAGGCGTTCTTTTACAAAAGACTTATGACCAACTGGCTTATTACTGCCGGCCACTCGTTCAGTTTAGTACTGAGATATTGGGGAGTGATTCAATTGGAAATACTGTTTCAATCCACAGAGGAGACCGAAATTATCACTACCAAACCAGAGTCTTTAAAGTAGTTACTGACCATGTTAATGGGCGAGTGCAAGCTAGTCTAGGCGATAATTTAAGTGGAAATTCAATTAATCGCCAGTTGTCACAAGTTCAAAGCAATATCTCTGACCTTGATAATAATAAAATGACATTTTATGACTCCACAGAAATTGGAAAGTATCAAGACGATATTATGCGCGGTGCTGGTGCGAACGGTGGATCGATTTACATGGTCAACGGAATTGAAGCTGGTGTCTCTCAATCAAGAGAGACCTATGAGCAAGTCTTTATGGATGGCCCAAAGATTCAAGATTCACAGTATTTCATGATTCAAAATAATGCTGGAATATCTTTTAAGCAATGCAAAAAAGGTCAATGGACGACAATCCAAGATGTCCATAATGGAAAAAGTACAACTGCTTGGACTTTAGACGGAACGTTTAATGCATCCTTTATTCTAGCCGGTATCTTATCAGGGATTCTTATTCAAGGTAATGTAATTAAGTCTATTGGTGATGGCTCATATTATCAATCTGTTATATCAAACGGTAAGTTCATGATTGAGCAGTATAAAAAGACAACTAGTGTAGATTATTCTAATCAAAATTGGAAACAAACTGTTCATGGAGCAGAAATCGGAGGATTTGTTGGGACTTATGATGGGAATACAAATAAGGCGAACGGTTCAGCTTTAATTAATTACCCAGGTTATATTTTTTCAATAAACCAAGATAACGGGAATGGTTCTTCTAATCCGGTTTTCCAAGTTCCGTCTGATTCAACTTTTGATAAACCTAAGTTTAAATTATTTGGAGATGGAACACTTCAGGGAGATATTAATATCAAGGGTAGCCTTACTATTAATGGCGTTAAGATTGATAAAAACGGATTCTCTGGTGGAGCACTTGAAGTTGATAGTCTTAAAGTTAACGGTAGAACTGATACTAAAGAATTTTACGTTAATGGAGTTAAAATTGATAAAAATGGCGGAAGCTCTGGCGGCGGAAATACAGGCTGGAATGGTCAATACCCACCAGAAGTCATAAGTGACCGTGACAAACGGTACTGGCAAATCTGGGCAATGGCAATTGGGGCTGGTTTCTCTAAACAAGCGGCGGCCGCATTACTCGGAAATGCACAGGGTGAATCTGATGCCAATCCAACAGCTGATGAGGGCGGCGGACGTCCTGGTTTCGGTTATGGGGTTTGGCAATGGACGGATAGTTCAGGCTCTAGTCCAGGTCGAGTCTATATGATTAACCTCATGACACGAGCAGGAGTGACTGACAATCCTGACACAATCACAGCCCAATTCAAGCTCTTGATGTGGCATGCACCAAACGGTCAATGGTTTGCGACAAGTGCTTATCCTTATTCATGGTCACAATTTATGGCTTTAACTGACATCAATACTGCAACGCAAGCTTTTGTAGCTAACTTTGAACGTCCCCTAAACGGACACCCTGAACGTAGTACTTGGGCCCAAGAGTGGTATAACAAATTTGTTAATCTTAAAATCCCAAGCGGTGGCGGAGGTTATATTTCTCCAATTTCAAGTCCTATTACCGTAACAAGTGAAATGGGTTGGAGAACGAGTCCAATCACCGGAGCGCAAGAATTTCACAATGCTATGGACTTGGTTAATGGCAATCCAACAACTCCAATCTTAGCTTCTGGCGATGGTCAAGTGGTCCAAGCGGGAAGTAATTATTATGACTGGTATGGAAATTATACGGTCATCAAGCATGCGGATGGACTTTATACAGGGTACGCACATCAAAGCAGAATCGATGTTTCTGTGGGTCAAAATGTTAAAAAGGGCCAACAAATTGGACTTATGGGAGCGACTGGTCCGGTCACCGGCCCACATTTGCACTTCCAATTCATGGACCAATATTGGCCATCATCAAGCGCTCACTTTAAGAATCCAAGGGATTATATCAATTTTTAGAAAAAAGGAGAATAAATATGAGTGATTACTCAGTTACTTTGAGTACTACAGAGCCTAATAACTATGTAGGACTCATTAAGTTACGACAGGGAGATGTCGCTTCACAATCAATCCAAGCAACAATCACAGCAAACGGTCAACTCTTTAATTTTGACCATTTGGCTGTATTTTTTAATGCAGTCTTGCCTAACGGTTACGTTGTTCGAGACAAAGTGACCAACGTAGATTATGCCAATTCTAAACTTAATTACGTTGTTGCGGATAGCTTTTTGCAAGAGGTTGCTCAAGTCACTGCTTGGTTTTCATTTGAAAATGATGAAAAAATAATTGATAGCACGAAGAATTTTCAATACTCGGTTATTGGCGGATGGAAGGAATGTATTCCGCAAGGTAATTACATTTATGAACTTTCGGAAATTCAACGCGAAATTGAAGAAATTATCGGAAATAAAGATTTTACTTCTTTAATTTCTAAAATTTCGTCAATCGAAAAAAAATATGATGAACTAATTAACGAAACTACCGCACAGTTGGCAGAAAAGGCCACTAAATCAGAAGTTGAAGTCGAACGTGCAAGAATCAGTAATATTGTTGCGAGTGGAACTATTACAGAAGGAAATACCGAACTGATTGATACGCGCGTTGGTGATGATGGAATAATCTACGCAACGTCAGGGGATGCCATCCGAAAGCAAGTATCAACACTTGAATTAACAAAAACCAACAACATTTTCAATCCTACCGGAATCGTACCAAACAAGCGGCTGATTACTTGGAAAACTCCTAATACCATGACAGGGTTGTACGATGGTGCAGGGTCATATACGACACCAATATTAGACGTGACAGTAGGTAAACAATACTGTTTTGTGTCAAACGGAGCTATCGTAAAGCCAGGTAGCTTAATCACAAGTATGGGGTTCGATTCTGCCGGAAACGAAATAATCGGTGCCGCCACACCTAGCAATATGATTTACACGATCGATGCCGGTGTAGAATATATGCGATTCACTGCAAACGAGGCTTACGCTTCTGATTTATGCTTCAAAGAATACTCAGTTGATATGTCACTTGAATACGAAGAATACGGTGTTAGCGTGTCAAAACGATTGGATAAAATGGAAGTTATCACTAACACAGTTCCGACAATCAACACACGACTTGAAAAGGTGGAGAGGAGAAAAGACGTCACATTAAAATCAATCCTTAACAAAGACCACTTGAACAGACAACTGGAAACTATCGGAGATTTTTTGTGTGATTTTTCAGATGCAACGATAGTCAGCAACGGTCAATATTTCACGGTTGATGGAACTGTAAAGAAGTACGTTGAGGAAACCGCAAAAATTAAGATCCCTGTCGGCACACCGTTAAATACAGTGTCCAAAATAAAAAAGGATATAAACTTAACATTTGTTCCGGGCGATGAATTGTGCATTATGTTTTATGTTGGCTGGGATAGCGTGGACAACAATACCAAAATCAACGTTTCGCCAATCAATTCAATTCGTTTCTATTACACAAAGGCGGATAACACGGAAGTGGAAACGAGGTTGTACCATTACGAGATAGTTCGGGGGTGGCAGATGGTGAAAATTCCATTTACTTCTAAAACGACTATCAAAGCTATCTCACTTTATGTTCAAAGCAACAACGCAAACGCTATTACTCATGATGTCATCGTGAACTTTGACTCCGCTTTTAAAAATTACCGAATGAAGCCGTGCGTTTTACTCAACTTTGATAACATGCTTGATGCAAATATGTATGGTGTTGTTTATCCATTACTTGAATCTTTCGGTTTCAAGGGTACGTTTTATTTGGGCGGTCAGAACGCACTTGGTGGAGCATATCTCACAAAATCACATGTTGACGAAATGGTTGATAACGGATGGGATTATGCATTTTATGGGGCGAGTGGTTCGACTTATGGTTATGACTCGGATTATCAAACCGCCTACAACGCAGTCAAAAGCATTGTAGACTTCCGGAAAAATGAAGGTATTCCATTGCCGATTTCTTGGTTCTGTCAAAATGGACAAACAAGCAACACGTTCAGCAAGGCGCTTAAAAATCTAGGTTTCAAAATTATTCGTGGGCAAGGTCAGACCAATATTAATTATTTTGGCGAAGACGGCTTAGAATCAAAATTCAATTCGCTTGATGCCACAACCACTCAAAACAAATTAGCGCAAATAAAAGGCTACGTTGATGCAGCGATCGCACAAGGCAGCGCCATATCCGTGTTCACCCACCTACTATTGACAATACCTGATGACACAGGTATTAACTCAACGGTTGCGGTTTGGACGGATTTTTTGACGTATCTTAAAGCAAAAGTAGATGCCGGCTTAGTCGAGGTGCTGACGTATTCGGAATTTTATGAAAGATGCGTGCGAACGGACTTGGTTTCTAGACAAGGTAATCTGAGGAATATGTATCGTATTCGTGGGTTAGTTTAAGCCGATCGACACCTATTGTGCGGTAAATGAAAGTGAGACAGTCATTGCCTTCGTTTCTAGCATCCTCGGCATGTGGTTAACCTTATCCGCTAAGATGACCAGACAGGAAAATCGAAGTACAGTGTTAGAAAAAGACGTTGAAAATTTAAAAGAATTTAAAGAGAGCGCCAATCATCGCTTAGATAGCCACGATGAGCAAAATAAGGCTATTTTGGTTTGGCTGAGCAAGTCAAAAAATGCGTGAAACGGTGGAATAGAAAGGATTTAGATGGAAAAAGATGAGGACAACAGCATTTGGCAAAATGGAAGTGTATTAACAAGCGATACATTGATGACTCCAATTCAATCATGGATTACAACAGACGCGTTTCCGTCTTAATATAGAAAGCAGGGGTTATGGATGCATTAGTACATGAAGGGTGGCAATTTTTTAAACTTGTTATTGATAATTGGGCCGCTCTTCTTATAATTTCTGGTATTTTCGGATGGATGCATCGAAAAATGACCAAGAAACAAGAGGAGCAATTAAGAATACTTTTAGTAGTCATTAAACGTGTTGAGCTTGGAGAAGCAATTAACCATGATTATGGCTTACAAATTGTCAGTAGTATTTTTGATGAATATACAGCGTTAGGGGGCAATCACTATGCTCACGAAATTTACGAAAGATATAAGGTGGGAAAAGAACATGATTTTTAACAACAAGTTTTACAACGTCATCAAATGGGCTGTTTTAACAGCCTTGCCAGCACTTAGTGTATTTATTGGAGTAATTGGTAAAGCCTACGGTTGGGGTGGAACTGATTTAGCTATTATTACTTTGAATGCATTCACGGTATTCTTGGGAACATTAGCTGGAGTAAGTGCTGTCAAATATAATAGCCAGCCAAATGATACAAAGGAAAACAAATGAAAAGATTAATTAAAAAGGCTGCCATTGGAATGGTAGCTTTCTTTGTTGTTGCAGCAAGTGGACCAGTATTTGCAGCAGTCGGTGACCAAGGGGTGGACTGGTCAAAATATAACGGAACTTACGGTAATTTTGGCTATGCTCATGATAAATTTGCTTTTAGCCAAATCGGAGGAACTTACGGTGGAACCTTTGTAGACCAAGCCACCTATGAAACGCAGGTAGCTTCAGTAATTGCTCAGGGTAAACGAGCGCACACTTATATTTGGTATCAAGTCGGAGGTTCGCAAGAAGTAGCCAAAGCAGCACTTGACCGTTACTTACCAAGAATTCAAACACCAAAGAATTCTATTGTTGCTTTAGACTACGAAGGTGGAGCAAGTGGAGATAAACAAGCCAATACTGATGCGATTCTTTATGGAATGCGACGTGTAAAAGCTGCTGGATATACTCCAATGTATTATTCTGACAAGCCTTACACTTTGGCCAATGTTAATTATAAGCAAATCATCAAAGAGTTTCCTAACTCACTATGGATTGCGGCATATCCAAATTATGAAGTGACACCAGTTCCAAACTATAGCTTCTTCCCAAGTATGGACGGAATTTCAGTATTCCAGTTCACATCAACTTATGTTGCTGGCGGACTTGATGGAAATGTTGATTTAACAGGAATCACAGATAATGGATACGGAAAACAGAAAGGCCAAAAAGTTAAACCCGATACTGCTACACCGGCCATTGAAAATGGTAAAGAAGCCAATGAAGTTAAAGGAAACGATGTAGAAGTTGGAATGACGGTTAAAGTAAACTTTGGCGCTAAGAATTATGCCACAGGAGAAACAATTCCTCAATGGGTAAAAGGTCAACCACATAAAATCATCCAGAAGAATGGAGATACTGTCTTGCTTGATGGTATTATGAGCTGGTTATCCGTTCATGACGTGGAAACTATTGATGCTTCTACAAGCCAGCCAACGACACCCGCAAAAAGTTATATTGTAAAACAAGGTGATACACTTAGTGGCATTGCTTCAAACTTGGGAACCAACTGGCAAGAATTAGCACGTCAGAACAGTTTATCTAATCCGAACATGATTTACTCTGGTCAGGTTATTCGCTTCACAGGCGGTCAATATGGGGCTACAGCACGAACTTACACAGTACAATCTGGTGATAATCTTTCATCAATTGCGAGCCGTTTAGGAACAACAGTTCAAAGTTTAGTTTCAATGAATGGTATTTCAAACCCTAATTTGATTTACGCTGGTCAAACTCTAAATTATTAAAATTAACCCCGCTTCGGCGGGTGTTTTTTTGTTTATGTTTAAAGTATGACTAAAATAAACGAATCTAGAAGATTTTTTATCTACAAAATAGGAAAAATGCAAAAAGCATTGACAATTTGATAAAAAAAGGTTAAAATTAGTTCGTTTTGGTACAAAAATGTATCAAAATTTGATAAAATTAAACCATAAGGAGCTTAAGTGTTAAATTTAGAGATCCCAAACGATGCATTAGTTATGCTACAAAAACTAATGGACGAGAATAAATTTGAGTTTGCTCCACGTTCTAAGTCACATGTAATATCAAGCTTAGCTAAAGTAATCATAGAAAATCTGACAATTAATGATTTCAAAGAATTTGGCTTCGATCATAATGGCTCACGTGATTTGGTTTTTATCTTTATCTCAGATGACGATGTTCAATATTATATAAAATTTAAATTTTTAAATAATGGAGAAATCGTTAAATTTATTTCGTTTCACGAAGTAGAATATAAATAA